TAAGTACGGTTAACGGGGTAGGTGGCAATCAACTTGTATTTGTATTGAATGCTCAACAAAGTATTGGTAACGCTAAAAATACATTGCTCAGTTTATTTGGATTAACAAATGGTGTTGCACTAGCAACAAACACTCGTTATCAATATGAGATATTATTCAATGCTCAGTGTAGCAAGGCAGGTAATTTAAGTTATGCATTAGCATTAGGTGGAGGTGCGGCAGTAGCACAACACAATTACATTGTAACATCTAACAAGACTATAGCTATTGATGCATATTCTGCCGGTGTTACCATGATGAGTCAAAATGCCACTGGTTCTGCAATTACGACAGCACAGACTGTAGCGGATACTGCTACATTTACTCATACTATCATACAGGGAACAATAGATGTTACTACAGGTGGCAATGTTAACTTTATGGTAAGTCAGGATCAAAATACTCCAGTTACTTGGACTATCAATGCAGGCTCTTATGTTAGATTAATGCCACTAGGTGCAATAGGTGCTAATACTACAGCCGGCACTTGGTCATAAAATGTTTGACGCTTTTCAACAAGCAAAACTGATGAATGCACACCAAAATTTGCGTAACTTTCAACCTGCACCTTTAAAGGAAATGACATTAGACGAACTAAAGCGTTTAAGTGGCGCTGGAAAGATCACAGGTGAAACTACTCAACCTATTGACACTGAGTTGAATGCTAGAAAGCAGCAATATATGCGTGAAAACAACATCAGACCGGGCGACCCTGAGTGGTTTAAAGTGATGTTCGCCAAACCGCATCTTACTGGAGAAGATCCATTTTCTAATAAATAATGTAAACAGTTGAGGATATAATTATGGACGAACAACAAAAATTAATGAATTGGATTCTTAAGGTAGCAGTAGGATCACTAGCTAGCATCATGATTGCAGTGGTTATAATACTTCTTGTAGGTCTTTTTGTACCTAACACTGTGATTGACAATAATGAGATTTTCAAGATTTTAGGACCAGCCTTTAACACTGTTATCGGTGCATTTGTAGGACTGATGGGTGGTATAACATTATCTAGTAAAAAGAAACCACCTGAAGATAATAATTGATTCGATCTTTTGGGTAACTAAATATTACTATGGCGAACACACCTACATTAATCAAAGATCCGTATAAGAAAACTATTTTCAAGACTCAAAAAGAACTTGACGATTTCGTGAAGTGCTGTGACCCTGTAACAGGTTATCTATATTTCATGGATAACTTCTTCATGATACAACATCCTACAAAAGGAAGCATGGTGTATCATCCTTGGCCTTATCAAAGAAGGCTCATAGAAACTTATCACAATTACCGTTTCAGTATAAGCCTCATGCCTCGCCAGTCAGGTAAATCAACCTCGGCAGCTGGATATCTATTGTGGTATGCAATGTTTGTTCCTGATTCTACGATATTGATTGCTGCACACAAATACACAGGGGCTCAAGAAATAATGCAGCGTATACGATATGCATATGAGAACTGCCCTGATCATATCAAAGCAGGAGTGACTACATACAACAAAGGTTCTCTTGATTTCGAGAACGGATCTCGTATCGTGTCAGCGACGACTACAGAAAATACTGGTCGTGGTATGTCTATAACCTTATTGTATCTAGACGAGTTTGCGTTCGTCAGACCTACTATCGCTGAACAGTTCTGGACTTCTATCACTCCTACGTTATCTACAGGTGGTAAAGCTATCATCACTAGCACCCCTAACTCAGACGAAGATCAATTTGCATTGATTTGGAAAGGTGCAAACAAGACTGAAGATGAGTTTGGTAATACTACAGAGTTAGGTATAAACGGATTTAGATCATATAGAGCATATTGGCACGAGCAGCCAGGACGAGATGAAAAATGGGCAGAAGAGATGAAAGCCCAATTAGGTGAAGATCGTTTCAATCGAGAGATCGGATGCGAATTCATCATCGCTGATGAGACATTGATAAATCCCAATACGCTCATTCAATTAGATGGTAAAGAACCTATCGATAGAACGGGACAGGTCCGTTGGTATAAAAAACCTGAAAAGGGACATATATATGTTATTGCCCTTGATCCTAGCCTAGGGACGGGTGGCGATAATGCTGCTATCCAGATTTATGAAGCGTCTACTACGACTCAGGTAGGTGAGTGGAAGCACAACAAAACAGATATACCTAACCAGATCAAGTTGATCACGCAGATAATAAAGTATATAGCTGAAATAACTCAAGAACCAAACAACATCTATTATAGCATCGAGAATAATAGTATAGGTGAAGCAGCACTGATAAGCTTGAATGAATACGGAGAAAGTAATATACCCGGTACATTCATAAGCGAGCCAGGAAAGAAAAGAAAAGGTTTCAATACTAGCAACAAACCTAAATTAGCTGCATGTGCTAAATTAAAGACATTACTTGAGAGCAAAAAGCTAAGTATCCATAGTCGAAGTTTGATCAGTGAGTTAAAGACTTTCGTAGCACACGGTGGTAGTTATGCTGCTAAAGTAGGTGAAAAAGATGACTTGATAATGGCATCTGTGTTAGCAATAAGAATGATGACACAACTAGCAGATTATCACGGTGATCTCGAATCACAGATAAGAGACCATGACGAGATGATAGCTCCACTACCATTCTTTGCTGTCATTTCATGATAAAAGCATAAATACTACTATGGCACTAGATTCAGAAAGTTTCAATAAAGATTTATACGACCTTCTTAAGACCAGAGGTTATGACCCTGTTCCATTGAACAGTCAAAACCAGCGTGTTAAAGTAAGTCAGGAAGCAGACGTATTCCAGATCGATTTCAAGAAAGACGGGAAAGATTATGGAAAAGTCTGGATAACAGTAGATGACGCTCAGAATGTCATCGTTTATTTCAACGATGAGCAAAAGAATAGTCCTAGCACAGTCACTCCAGGTGCAGATTATGATGATACATGGACAGGATTTTGCAAGACACTAAAGCAATGGGCGCAACGCAGACAATTAGGATTTGAATTATTGAATTCAAATCACATAGGTGATGATATGCGTCAAAGGGATTATTATAGAATGAAAGAAAAATTAGGTGAAAGCTATCATGCAATGGGAAAGAAAGCGTCTTATAACGATGCTGTTCCTAATGTAAAAATCATCCTTCAGCATAATCGTGCATTAGAAGAAGGTGAGCAGCGTTATCGTAACATAGCTCGTATCTTTTTAGAGAATGAACAGGGAGAAAGATTTTTAGCTCCTACTAGCAAGCCAGGTCTCGCTCGCATATATGCAAGACATATAGCTGAAGGCGGATTACCCAATGATGAACGTTGGAATCATATCAAGAGCTTGACAGAAGAATACAGCAAGATGGCAGGATTCGTTCGTGCTACTCGTGGTAAGGAGTTTAACGAGAGCGCAGCGTCATTGGTCAATGAAGGCATGAGTCATTACAATAATCTTCGTGAGACATTATCACGTTTGACAGGACATCGTGGTTATCAAAAGTATTTTGAGAGCTATACACCTGCATTGATGGAAGATGATAACAGCGAAGAAGTATCTGAGATGTTTATGAGTAGCTCTCTTGATCCAAGGATTGAGACTGCATTGCCTATCATCAACAGATTACGCAAGTCAGTAACAGAGATAACTGAAGTCAGCGCATTAGAGTCTTGGGCTAATCAGATTATCGATGAAAACATAGTAGAAAACATGTCTATGGAATCATCAGATATAGATGAAAGCGCATCGATATCTACAGACGAATTAGAAAAATTATTAAAAATAAATAAAGACCCGGCTATAGAAAAAGCATTAAGAGATAAATTAGCTTCTGCATCACCAAGAAATAAAGAAATAGAAGAATCTCTTCCTGTATCAGAAGACGATCATACCGAAGAAGAGAATGATATGGCTACTGACAATCTAAACAAGATGGCCAAGAGTTCACACAAGATCGGTAATAAAGTCAAAAATATGAGCGGTAAAGATAGCTTAGAACCTTGGCAACAGCAACTGGTCGCTACAGCAGCCGATAAGGTAGATGCGGTCTATCATAGCATGGATGATGAAGTAGAAGAAGGACTTGATGCTAACCAGAAGAGAGCTGGCCAATTAGGTCCAACTGAAAAAGTAAAAAACAATAATATCGGTAAATTGGTTGGCGCCAGCGAAAGCGTAGACCCGATGTTAGCACGTATAAAGAGGCTATCAGGAATCTAATATGAAGAAAGCTGTAGCTATACTAGCATTGACTTTGCTATCGGGATGCTCTACATTCTCTGATGCTATGAAACTATTTCCCAAACCATATGATCCAGTAATGGGAAAGATGTATATAGAATTAAAGATGGAAGTAAATGAACTTTCATGCAAAGAACAATATCATATTATATGGGACAAAGTAGAATATGATGCTAATATACTAGCAGAATATGCAAATTTTAGAAACGATCCTCAAGCAGAGAACATCGAAGCTGTAGGTAAGAATATAAAAACAGCATTAGGTAAAAATCAATTGATCTGTGAAAGCTTCTTGAAAGTAGCTAAGACCAGACTAGAAATCGTAAACGAAGCATGGAGCGGAAGATGAACGATAATGATACATTAGAATGGATGAAAAAATTAGCAGGATTAAAAGAATCCGTGATGGAAGAAGGTGGCGCTGATCCAATTGCTATTGCTGGAAATGTAAAGCAATATGCTGAAGACCTATATGCTATTCTTCAAGGAGGCAGGGGTAATCCGCTGCAAATGATTCAACAGATAGAAAACGGTCTTAATATCATTAAGCAAAGCTATGCTGGAAAACAACAAGGAATGACAAGATGAGCAATATAGCACAAGAAATACAACAGAATATCCTTGAAGTACAGAATGCCGTAGAAACTGGGCAGATGAGTCAAGAAGATGGTATCGCACTTCTCGCAGAATGGAAAGATGCTTATAAGCAACTAGAGACTGCGGAAGCAGAGATTGCTGTACGTTATCTAGTCGAAGCAATCAGCATCATAAGTAAATTTGTAGGTTAATTTACCCGTAAAAACTATATTTGGTCACATAAGGACTAAATAATATTGACATGGAGCTATATTTCAGTTAATATAGTATCTGTGTCGATGTTGTCTCCGACAACTAAACACAAAAACACATTTAGGCTCAACTTAGGCATACATAAAAGGAGATTACTATGGCAAGTCTAGCAGACATCCGTGCCCGTCTGGCGGCACAAGAAAATAAGAACCAAAAGGGTTCTGGTACTCAATCTGACAACGCAATCTATCCGCACTGGAATATCAGTGAAGGCGCAACTGCAACGGTTCGCTTTCTTCCAGATGCTGATCCCAACAATGAATGGGGATTCTGGATCGAACGTCAGATCATCAAGCTCCCGTTCAATGGAGTCAAAAACGATCCCAATGTTAAGCAGATCACAGTGCAGGTTCCCTGCGTAGAAATGTTCGGAGAGAACTGCCCGGTTCTTGCTGAGGTTCGTCCTTGGTATAAGGACGATACATTGAAGGATTTGGCAAACAAGTATTGGAAGAAGCGCAGTTATATCTTCCAGGGTTTTGTTCGTGCTAATCCTCTTGGAGACGATGTTACTCCGGCGAATCCCATCCGTCGCTTTATTATTTCTCCGCAAATCTTTACTATCATCAAGTCGTCATTGATGGATCCTGAGTTGGAAGAGATCCCAACTCACTATACTCGTGGTCTTGATTTCAACATCAAGAAAACGAGCAAGGGTGGATATGCTGATTATTCTACTAGCAACTGGGCCCGTAAGGAGTCTGCGTTGACTGAGAATGAAGCAGCAGCTATCGATGCTCATGGTCTTTTCAACCTCAAGGAATTCTTACCTAAGAAGCCAAGCGAGGCTGAACTCCGTATCATCAAGGAAATGTTCGAAGCTAGCGTCGATGGACGTCCTTATGACCCCGATAAGTGGGGCGCATATTATCGTCCATACGGTCTTGATATGCCTGAAGGTGCATCAAAGCCTCAGCAATCTACTGCCACAGCAGCGGCACCTAAGGTAGATGTTGTCGATGAAGAATCGGCACCTTGGGAAGCAAGTGAGCCTGTTGTCGTCAATAAGACTGCTGCTACTAGTAGTGACAAGGCAGCAGATATCCTTGCGATGATCCGTAATCGCAACAAGGCCTGATAAGGGCAGGGGGAGGTTTTCCTCCCCCGATCTTGATATGGAGATTTCACATGACATTACCGGATGAAAGATTTCGATCATTAAAACAAGGTAAAAAATTACTAGAGGAACTATGTGATCCTGGTAAGACTCCTCGTGTCCCCAGCATAATCCGTGACCGAGCTAGGGGAATCTTGCGTCATTTTCCTAGCGATTATGACTTAGACCAGATGGCAAGCCAGTGTCCCGATCTTCTTGACAAAATTCCTTATTCTGATAAACTAAAACAAGTTGTACGTTAACAGGAGAAAACAATGAGCAGTTATAATATTCATAAGTTAGTAAAAGTAAATGATTCATTTGATGTCAACCGTTATGATAATGGTTGGATGGTTCAGATCAATGGTCGTGATAAGGATGATGATTATAAGACGATGAAGGTCATCTGCAATACTGAAGATGAATTGATCGACCTAATCAAAGCATATAACGAACTTGATCTGGTAGATTAATATGGCAAAACCGTTCGACGTAAGTAAGTTCCGTAAAGGAATCACTAAGGCTATCGATGGTCTTAGTATCGGGTTTAACGATCCTACCGATTGGATCAGCACAGGCAACTTCGCACTAAACTATCGTATCAGCGGTGACTTTAACAAGGGTATTCCTCTTGGTAAGGTCACTGTTTTTGCCGGTGAGAGCGGTAGTGGCAAAAGCTATATCTGTTCAGGCAATCTCGTCAGACATGCACAAGAGCAAGGTATCTATGTAGTATTGATCGATAGCGAGAATGCTTTGGACGAAGCTTGGCTCCATGCTTTAGGTGTTGACACAGGCGAAGATAAACTTCTCAAACTAAACATGGCAATGATCGATGATGTCGCTAAGACTATCAGTGAGTTCATGAAAGAATATAAGACGATTCCAGAAGGTGACAAGCCTAAGGTATTGTTTGTCATCGATAGTCTTGGCATGTTGCTTACTCCAACTGACGTCAATCAGTTCGAAGCAGGTGATATGAAAGGTGATATGGGTCGTAAGCCTAAGGCACTTACCTCACTTGTCCGTAACTGTGTAAACATGTTCGGTAGTAATAATGTAGGTATGGTTTGTACAAACCACACATACGCAAGTCAAGATATGTTTGATCCAGACGACAAGATCAGCGGTGGTCAAGGCTTCATCTATGCCAGTTCTATCGTCGTAGCTATGCGTAAGCTAAAGCTTAAGGAAGATGATGCAGGTAACAAGATCACAGAAGTACGTGGTATCCGCAGTGCTTGTAAGGTCATGAAGACACGCTATTCAAAACCTTTCGAGAGTGTACAGGTAAAGATTCCATATGAGACAGGTATGAATCCTTATAGTGGATTGCTTGATATGTTTGAATCATTGAACATGGT